TCATCTATTCCAGCGATATTCGTATCAAACTGCTCATCATTATATTCAAACAACTCACAACGCAACTTATACACTGGAAGATTTCGTAACTGATAAAACGGATCTTCGTGTTCAACATGCATAATCTCAAAAAGAGATTTTGACATAGGAAGATAGATCAAGTCACCTTCTCGGGGTCTTACAGAACTTATCTCGTTATCTAATCGTGCGACCGTTTGTGACCATCTCCTTCTCGCAAGAACAAAGGTAGCGGCATCACGAATCTCTACTCCGAACTTTGTATAAAGATCACCTTCTCCATCAAATCCCATGACATTTTCGGGATACATTTCCACGATATATGCCGAGTTGAATTTAGAAGGAACATCATCACCAAGAATCGTGTCTTCTCTCACAATATCGCGAGGAAGATAATACACATCTTGACCATAAAACTTCAAGGACTCTACAATGATATCTTCGTAGAGTTGTTGTTCACTTGAAACTTTTTGGTTGAAGTAATGATTCGTTGCCATTATTTATCCCACATAAAAATCTACGGGTTCTTCCCATGTCATTCTTAAAGTTTCTTCAAGTGATTGAATTTCGTTATTCGCATCATCAAACATTTGTCGGCCGTTCAATGTGACCCCACCTGGCAACTGCATACCTTCAAACTTGATCAGGTTAGCACCCCATTGTCTTTTCAATAATGCCGTAGCATATCTCTTTAACCATATATCGTTATAGACTTCACCATATGTGGATTTATCTACAAGTTTGGTGGCTTCGTATACAACATAATCTCCAGATTGAATGTCATTATCAGCAAAATCACCCATGACATATAGACGATTCATCTTGCGAACAAACGTGACTTGTGGATTGCCATTCAGAGTTTGATCCAATATTTCCATATACTGTTTCAACTGAACGTAATATGCTAGATCGCCCATGAACGATCCCATGTTTGCCACATCATTTAGTATGAACTGATATTTCAAATCAAACATACCAGCACCAGTAGAACCAGTGCTGATACGGAATAATCTATTGACATAGAGAACATCAGATGCTACGGAAATATATTCATTTGACACATCCGAATCGCCGATCAGTTGTGCCACATAGGTTCTATAAGTTGCTTCGGAATGAAATGCTTGCCAATATTGAATCGCTTCGTCAATACGATCTTCAATCTGGTCTTCATCAATGTTGACTTCAAGAACAGGTTCACCTAATGCTCTTAAACAATAATCACGGAAGCCATCTCTTGTTGTAGGATTCGCCATGTCTTATCCTTATGTAGATTTGTTTTATCTATTTATAAGTAAAACGATTTTGTGTTACGGGAAAGTTATGATACCTTCGCTCACTCGCCGCACTAAAAATTGATCGCTATCGAATGCGAGATAGTAAAAAACATCACCATAATTGGCCGAATCTGTTAGAACGGGCGTTTGGCCATTATTAAATAACCACCTACTACCCCATGACAATGTATGTCCCGCCGTAGAATCTTGATATGCTCTTATTGTGCCGGTTTTGCCGGACAATTCCGGAAACAGTGACGTACCGATAGGATTATTAACTGTCAGATTTTTCCTCAACACAAAACTCACATTTATTTCCGAACGAATATCGATAGAAATTTGCGCAGACCCATTCGAATCTAGTGTTACAATATTGTATGCGGCCGTAGCGTTTTCTGTTGAATAGATCGCATTCGAATCTACTCTATTTAGCAGCCACTGGCCCTGAATTTTATTAACACTTGCAACTACCGGACCATCAAGCCCGGTTCCGGACGCTATACCTCTACTGTCGTCGATAATTGTGTTATTGGATATTTTGATTGCCATACTTTTAAACCTTCGTCAAATCTATACTCATGACATGACACGCCTGGCGCCCAGCATCATTTGTCGTGAATGTGAAATCTGAATCAATATCACCCAGACCTAAAATTATATACGAATAATTCATATCATCCTTGCCGCCATTCGCTCCATCTCCATCAAAGGAGTTTGTTGTCCAATCACCACTAGGATATGTCACATTCAGGTCCTGGATGGAACCGCTTAATGGTCTACCTGTACCGAAGTAGGTTTTAATTCTGTACGTGTTCGCTGGCACTGTAGTCACCGCTTCTGCGTTCAGAGTTGTGTTCAACGAGCTTGGCCCATCAGCCTCTACGGTATTACCGACCGAAATTGTATAGTCTGCTCCATTATCGCCAGTGTTGAATATTAAAGCGACACCAGTCGGATAATGCGTGTGGTTTGAAGTGGCAGTAATTTTGGTGCTACCCGAAGAAATGCTGTAATTTGAATCCGATTTGAAATAAAATGAAGCGCCTTCTGGATACTCTCCTGACGAATAGTTTTCTATAATTTCGGTGGCAGCCGTCCCCCCAACAGAGGCGGTTATTGTGGTCGATGTTGTGTTATCCCAAAATCCTGTAAGAATAATAAAGTCTTTGTTATTAACCACACTGGTGCCGCCGGGGCCGCCGCTTGAATCCAACCTCAAAATGGTCGTACCACCTGGATTATCAATATTATTTGCTCTGCCCAGAATATGTCCTCTGAATGATACTATAAAATCTGGACTTGGTAATGGCTTGGGTATACCAAAACTATATTCACTAAAAACTATGATATCCGAATCAACAATGGTGTATGCAAAAAGATCAGTGACCCCCGGCGAATTGGATAATGTCGGAGCAGAACCGCTTGTAAATTTCCAATCCGATTCCCAAGACATAGTTCTAGAACCAGTCGAATCTTGCCACAATTCAAATGTTCCTGTTTTCCCCTCAAAAGGCGATAGTGTTCGAGTTGGGTTTTTCATAGTATAATTACCGTCCATACGAACCGTAAAATTTATCGACTTAGAAGGGTCCCAAGTCACGTCCGTACCAGAGGGGGAAATGGCGACATAATTGAGAGCGATGAAGTTATTGTACACGTCCATCAACAGGTCAGAGTCGTTTGCGTCTATGTAAGCGAATCCCCGAACATCTGAATCTGTCGCAATGAAATTTGCGGGAACGTCTTTTATGTTCACAAATTTTTCGGCGTCGTTGATTACGTTAGTGCCATTAATTTTTATTGCCATGATTTTTAACCTTAAGCTGGTAACCTATTAGACAGAGAGATTATTCGAGAAATTATCATAGCGCTGTCTTGCACCTGATATCCAAACAAATCGGAAGCTCTTGCGCTATCAACTAAATTTGGTGAGATGCCGAGAGAGAACAACCAATCTGTACCGTAAGACAAAGTGTGACTTCCAGTAGAATCTTGTATCGCCTCGATGAACCCAGATTTTCCATCCATTCCAGCGTAATTTATTGGATTTGTTAGTGTAAGATTTTTTCGTAAAATGAATCGATAGTTGATACCGGCCTTCAAATCTAAAGTGATGTTGGCAGAACCGGTAGAATCAATATCAGTGTAATAGTTAGCCGTATTGAAACCGGAAATAGTTATTAATTTGTCGCTAGAGATCGCCGCACCCTTGATGTCAGAATCAGTAGCAATTACTCCACTCATGGAGTTTAAATTGGTCAATTCGCGGTTATCATTGATAACCGTTATTCCTGATACTTTAATCGCCATCTTCGTCTCCTTTGACTATTAGCTGGTAGGTTCTTCTGGTCAGACAACTGTAGTAGCGAACCCAGAAAACGTTGTGTCTATGTGTGGTTTGGTGTAGTTGGCCACACTATATCAAAAGGAAAATTATTTTGTAGCGACACATCCCTAAGGTCTTTTCGATATTGCCGCCAGGCCTCTTTAATTATTTCGGACACATCAGATAATTGTGTCCAGTCAGATTCTTGAAGCAATTTATTTCTTTGTTCTCTAACTTTCGCGGCTTCTATTGAACGCAATTCGGACAATTCATCTGTCGATAATTCTTCGACTACATATGTTTGTAACCATTCTCCATTAACGAAAATTGGATCCACCTCTCTGCGTCGTTGGTGTGAAGGATCAAAATATGGCGGGGTGACAATTTTAAGTTTTCTAACGCCGAACTTTTCGGCTAGTTCTGGGGTCAATCTATACGCAAAACAAAAAGTGTTTTTATCCCATCGTGTTGGTTTCGTATCAATTATTTGTCGAATAAAAACACCATTTTTTTCCTGAACATATTTCATTTAGTTTCACTCTTTTCTCTATTTGTAGACACAATTTTAACTGCTTTTTCGTATTGTTCCTCATCATCTATTTGATTTTTAAGAGCATTTAAAACTGATATGACATTGTTCATTTGTTTTTTAGTATCTTCAATTCTTTCTTCAATATTCGTTTTAAAATCACCATCAGGAAGATTTTTTA